GTGGGTGGAATTTATCAGATAACTTACCAGACTCTACAAACTATAATGCTGTAGTAAAAGGAATTCCATTGCAAGCAGCGTTTATACCAACTCCTTATTATATGCCTGATGATTTTGTATTGATTGATTTTCATCATAATGCACCTTCTGCAAATATTCAACAGTATGATACTGTTACAATAAGTGGTAGTGAGGTGTATACAGTAATTCAGGGATCTTATGATCAAGCAGGATCTACTGCTGGAATCCTCTTCTGTGCGAGGACAACCTAATGGCAGCAATAACGTTTCAACCTATGCCTACCACTGCGGTGGGCATTGCGTCAACTGTTGCTTATGGTGTAGCATCTACTGCTGCTTTTACAGTTAACTCTGATTTTACAGGAACTGTAGGGTTAAGCACTAATGCTGCTGGTCTGGGTATATTATCAAATACACGGGAAGGTTGGTTACGAGGTAGAAGACCTTGGGTTGGCCAACAATATCCTCGTGGTGTCCTTAATAAATAAATAAAAACTTCTGTCAAATGGCTGCAATCATAACTGATAAGATTAGGATATTAAATGCGAAGAATTTTATTGCTGGTGTAAATTCTACTAGTAATGCATATTATTCTTTTATTGGATTACCTAATCCAACGTCACAACAAGCTGATTGGGATACGGCTCCCCCTTCTCCTAAAGATAGTTTTGACGAGGAGAATAGTTATTGGGATACTATGATTGCTTTGAAGAAAATTAATTCTTCAGATGTGAGACAGGTAGTTCAAAAAAGATTATGGACTTCAGGAACGACATATGATATGTATCGTGGAGATTATACAAGATCAAATACTGCTAATGTTTCTGGTGCTACAAATTTATATTCAGCAAGTTATTACGTATTGAATAGTGATTATAGAGTATATGAGTGTTTACAGAACGGAACTGACCCAGAAAACCCTAATGGTAGACCATCACTAGATGAACCAACATTTACTGATTTAGAACCAAAGGTTGCAGGAAGTAGTGGAGATGGATATGTATGGAAGTATCTTTATACTATTAAACCAAGTGATATTGTAAAATTTGAGTCAACTGATTTTATTCCAGTTCCTCCAAATTGGGATACAGATGCAGGTAATGCTGCAGTTAGAGATAATGCAGTAGATGGATCTATTAAAATAGTTACCATTACAAATAGAGGAGTTGGTTTAGGAACTGCTGGTGCTGTTTATACAAGAGTGCCAATTAAAGGTGATGGTTCTGGTGCAGAATGCACTGTTATTATGTCTAATGACCAAACAGTTGATTCTATAACTGTTTCTAGTCAAGGAACTGGTTACTCTTATGGTAGTGTTGATTTAGTTGCTGGTGGAGTTCCTACAGGAACAACAGTACCAACATTTGATGTTATTATTCCACCTCAAGGAGGACATGGATCTGATATCTATGAAGAATTAGGTGCGTATAATGTTCTACTTTATTCTAGAATAGAGAATGACGCAGAAAACCCTGATTTTATTACAGGTAATCAAATAGCAAGAATTGGTGTGGTTCAAGATCCTAAAGGATTTGGATCAAATAATCTATTAACATTAGATAAGGCAAGTGCAGTTCCTGCTCTTCGTTTAACTGGTGCAGGATATAGTTCTGCTACATTTACTGCTGATTCATTACTTAAACAAACTATTGGAACTGGTTCTACTGCTTTAGGTAAAGTTATTAGTTATGATCAAAATACAGGAGTTTTGAAGTTCTGGCAAGACAGAACTATGGCAGGATTTAATACTGTAGGTACTGCTCAAACAAATCCACCTTATGGATATAATTTGAATCAGTTTACTAGCACTCCAAGTGGTAATGGTAGCTTGACTATCGTTCCTTCTACAGGGTCTAATTTAGCGATAGATACGTCCTTCACAGGTGTCTCAACCGTAATAAATAGTAAGACCTATTACCTTGGGCAGTCATTTAATAATGGCATTGCTAATCCTGAATCTAAAAAGTATTCTGGAAACATCATTTATATTGATAATAGACCATCTATTACAAGGTCATTAAACCAAAAAGAAGATATCAAAGTTATTTTGCAGTTCTAAAAAATCATGCCACAGCAAACGAATTTAAACGTATCGCCATATTTTGACGACTATTCAGATGATAGTGGTTATCATAAGGTGCTGTTTAAACCTGGAACTCCTGTTCAGGCGAGAGAACTTAACAATCTCCAATCTATTTTACAAAATCAGATTGAAAAGTTTGGTCAACATTTTTTTAAGGAAGGTGCAAAAGTAATACCTGGTAATACTGGTTATAATAAACTTTATTATTGTATTCAACTACAGAACACTTTTCAAGGAGTTCCTGTATCTGCATATGTTGATCAATTAGTTGGAACACAAATAACAGGAAGAACATCTGGTGTAACTGCAGTTGTAGATAATGTTTTATTGGCAGAAGATTCTGAAAGAGGAAATTTAACACTATATGTTGCTTATATTGGTTCAAGCACATCAAATAATTCTACACAAACTTTTGCTGATGGTGAAGAATTAACATCTAATACTAGTATTAGCTCTGGTTTATTGGGTAATAGTAGTATTACTTCTGGAAGTCCATTTGCAGTAACAATAGCACAAAATGCTGCTGCTACAGGATCTTGTTTCCAAATACAAGAAGGTGTTTATTTTATTAGAGGACAATTTGTTAAAGTAGAACAGCAAACTCTTATATTAGAACAGTATAATAATCAGGCAAACTATAGAGTTGGTTTAGCAGTAAATGAGGAGATTATAAACTCTGATATGGATGAAACCCTGAATGATAATTCACAGGGATTTAATAATTATTCTGCTCCAGGTGCTGATAGATTAAAAATTACTCTTTCATTATTTAAGAAACCATTAGATGATTTTGATGATAATGCTTTTGTTGAAGAGGCAGAAGTTGTTGAAGGGGTTCTTAAGTCTAAAGTAAAGACTAGTGCATATAAAGGTCTTTCTGATGAACTTGCACGTAGAACATATGATGAGTCTGGAAACTACTATGTAAAACCATTTAGTGTCACTACTAGAGATTCTTTAAATGATAATGTTGGTAATAGAGGTATCTTTAAGGAAGGTCAGTTTACTTATAGTGGAACTATACCTGCAGAAGATCTTGCTGTTTATAAACTTTCTCCAGGTAAAGCATATGTAAGAGGATATGAGATAGAAACTACATCTCCTGTCTTTTTAGATTGCCCAAAACCAAGAACAACAAAGACTTTAGAAGGTCAAAATATAATTTATAATACAGGTGCAACATTAAAATTAAATAGAGCTTATGGTAATCCTACCATAGGTATAGGTAATACTTATATTTTGAGTTTAAGGGATCAAAGAGGAGGTGCTGATCAAACAGTAGTTCCTGGATCTGAAATTGGTCTTGCAAGGGTTTATGATTATAGTTTAGAAACTGGATCATATAATGCCATATCTAGATTAAATCAGTGGGATTTATCTTTATATGATGTCCAGACAGTTACTAAAATAAGTTTAAATCAACCCATTGCTAGTTTACCCACACCTACTTTTGTAGAGGGTGCTAACAGTGGTGCAACTGCATTCCTTAAAGATACTGTTACTAATAGTGCTGCCTTAAATCTTTATGAAAGAGAAGGTGATTTTATAGAGAATGAAGCATTAATATTCAATGGTATTCAAAATGGAAGAGTTGCAATTGCAGTTACTGCGTATGGTATTTCTGATGTAAAATCAGTATTTGCTACAGATGATGGAACAGTTGGAGCTGCAGGAACATTTAATGCAGATGTTATTCAGTCTCCATCACTCTTTGTTGGAATTGCAACTGTTACTGCTGCTTCAGGTGGTGTAAGCACTGTAACTAGTGCAAGTAGTGATGTATTTCCTGGTAATGGACTAGTAAAGGTAAATAATTTAGTTCAATTCAGTAATCCTGCTAAGTCTAATGATCCAACATATGGAAGAATAACTGTTGTTGGCGAATCTTCTATTACAATTGCTAATGTTGCAGATGTAGATGGAATTGCGAATGGTAGTTTACCAACTGTAGCAAGAGAAGTAACAGATTTACAAGTTTTAACTACTAATCTAGCAGCATCTTCTGATAATACATTATTTACAAGATTGCCAAAGGATTATGTTTCTGACGTAGATTTAACTAATGCATCTCTTTCTATAAGAAAAGTATTTACTGTTAATATTGTAAACAATAAATTATCACAATCAGTTTCTGCTGGATCTAGTGAGTTTTTCCTTCCATTTGATGAAGAAAGATATTCATTAGTTCGTGTTGATGGTAGCACTGAACCTTTAGTATCTGATCAAGTAGAAATCAGTATGGATGGTAAAGCACTTCAGATTTATAATTTAGGTGATGATGATGCAGGTGCTCAACTAACAACTACACTTACAAAGCAAAAACCAAAAGCAAAGAAAAAGATTAAGAATAGAGTTAATAGTCTTATTGTTGATAAATCTACAAATCCAGCATCTGGTATTGGTTCTACTACAACAAATGATGGATTAACATATGGTGCTTATCCATATGGAACTAGAGTGCAGGATAAACTCTTATCATTAGGTTCTGCTGATGTTATGAAGATTCATGGAATCTATGAATCTGCTTCTTTAGAAGTACCATCAGCACCAAAAATGGTTCTTTCTGATATTAATAGTCAATCTACCACTACTACTGAATTAACTGTAGGAGAGCATCTTATTGGGCAGAATAGTGGTGCAGTTGCAATATATGCGGAAAGATTAACTGATAGTCAAATTACTTTCATTTATAAAAATGATTTTGTATTTGCTGAAGGTGAAACAGTAATATTCCAAGAGTCTGAAATTCAAGGAGTTGTTACAACATTAGATGCGACTAGTTTTGAGATAGGTGGTGAATATACATTCAGTACAGGTCAAGAGAAGACAATATATGACTACGGAACTATATCAAGAAGACCAGAAGCAGAAGCACCTAATAAGAAAATTAAGGTTTACTTTGAGAGTGCATATTATGATTCTACTGATGATGGTGATATTACCACAGTAAATTCTTATGAAAACTTTGATTATGCTGGTGATATCATGGGAATTGATGGTATCTCTAATTCAGATATTATTGATATTAGACCTAGAGTTGCTGATTATATAGTTTCTGAAAGCACTAGATCTCCATTAGAATTCTATGGTAGAACATTTAATAATGAAGGTCAGACTGCTACTAATATTTTAGCATCTGATGAAGCCATTATTGCTTCTTTCTCTCATTACCTTGGAAGAATTGATAGAATATTCTTAACAAAAACTGGAGAGTTCCAAGTTAAGTATGGTTCTCCTGCAGAAAAACCAGATAAACCAGGTAATGTAGATGCTGCTCTTGAAGTTGCAACTATAAATTTACCACCATATCTCTTTAATCCTGAACAGGCAGATATTCGTGCTCATGAATATAAGAGATTCCAAATGGTTGACATTAAGAATCTTGAAAATAGAATTAAGAATTTAGAGTATTATACTGCATTAACATTATTAGAAACAAATACTGCTAACCTATTTGTTTCTGATGGTGATGGACTTAATAGATTTAAGTCAGGATTCTTTGTTGATAATTTCGATTCTTTCTTACCACAGGAAGATAGATTAGGTATTAAAAATAGTATTGATAGATCATTTAAGGAAGTTAGACCAAAGCATTATACTAATTCAGTAGATTTAATTTTTGGTCCTGTTACTGATGTTGATCCTACTACTGATTTGGCATTTAGTTCAGTTGAAGGTATTAATGTAAGAAAGAATAATGATGCTATCACTCTAGATTATGCTGATGTTGAATGGTTAAAACAGAGTTTTGCAACAAGAACCGAAAGTGTAACTCCTTTCCTTATTAGTTTCTGGCAAGGAACTGTAGAATTAACTCCAGCAAGTGATAACTGGGTAGATACTGTTAGATTAGAAGCAAAAGTCATCCAGACAGAAGGTAACTATGCAGAAACAATGGCTGCTGCAAGTAGAAACTTTGGAACAGATCCTCAAACAGGATTTGCACCTGTTCTATGGAATGCATGGCAGACTAATTGGACTGGTATAGATGTTGTAGATAGAACTAGAGTAACTCAAACTGGTGGGGAATGGGGTGCAAGATTTAGTAGAGGTGGATGGCCAAATGGAGATCCTTCTACAAACCCCGCTAGATGGATTCAGCAGCGTAGAACTACAACTACGAGGGAAGAAATAAGAGAAACCGTTAATAGGGGCGTAGAGTCCAGACAGGGCGTTAGAACGATTGTTAGTGAAGTATTTGATAGACAGTCTCAAGGAGAGAAGGTTCTTAATAGGGATATTATTCCTTATATGAGATCTAGAAACGTTGAATTCGTTTCCAAGAGAATGAAACCAATAACTCAACTTTATGCGTTCTTTGATGGAGAAGATGTAACTAAGTATTGCACTCCAAAACTTCTAGAAATAGAAATGAGTTCTGGTACATTCCAAGTTGGTGAAACTGTTATTGGTAATGTTCAAGGAACAGGATTAGGTGGTGATAACTTTAGTAATACAAGACCAAGTATTACATTTAGGGTTGCACAATCAAATCATAAGGAAGGACAATATAATGCACCAACAGTAACTTATGTTTCAAGTCCTTATACACAAAAACCAGTTCCTGCAACATATACATCTACTTCAACTACATTGAATATTGATACATATTCTCTTCAAAATGAAACTCAAGGTGAGTTTTACGGTTGGGTAGAATCTGGAATGATTCTTACTGGAAAGACTACTGGAGCACAAGCAAAGATTACTAATGTTAGATTAATTTCAGACCTTTCTGCTTTCTGTGGTGGTAGTTACTTCATCCCAAATCCAAATGGAGTTAATTTCCCAAGATTTGAGACTGGTAGTAGTGTCTTCACTCTTGTTAGTGATAAAGATAATAATCATGATGAAGCAGTTACTATTGCTGAAGAAGCATATACTGCTGCTGGAGCATTAGAAACCGTTCAGGAAACTATTATTTCAGTTAGAAATGCTAGAGTAGAACAGAAACAGGAATTCCAGCAACGTAATGTTAATAG